TTAGGTATTGCTAATAGTGGTTTACAAGTAAACTTTATTAGACGTAACTTAGCTGCGTTTGACTCTGCTCCAGAAAAATGGTTAGAAAAAACTGCTCTAAGTCCTTTAAAGAAAACAACCAAGGGTGTTACTGATTTGTATCAGGCAGAAGATGATTTTTTTAAAATAGCACACTTTGAAAAAACTCTTGACTATATTAAGAAGTCTAAAAAATATAGAGACCTTCCTTTAAAAGAGCAAGAACGTATTGCTGCACAAAGAACTAGAGATTTAATGCCTAACTATAATCTTGTACCTAAGTTTGTTAAAAAATTACGTGGCGCACCTGTTGGTGATTTTATTTCGTTTCCAGCAGAAATGACTCGTATAAGTAAAAACTTAGCAAAATATACTTTACAGGATTTATCTAGCGGTGATGCTACTTTATTTGCTGAAGGTGCTAAACGTGCTGCTGGAATAACTGCTGCTGGAATTATGGGCGATAAAATTTCAGACATGTCAAGATATATGGTTGGTCTTACTGATGAACAAGAAGATGCAATTAATAATCTTGTGCCTTCTTGGGAACACAATCAAGATAGGATATACTTAACAGGAATTGAGGAAGATGAGCGTGGTCATGCTGGTATTGATTATATTAATTTAGGACCGATAGACCCTTTTTCTTACCTTAAACAAATAGGAAAAGGTATGCACGAGTTGATTGCAACTGGTGATGTGGATGAAGAAAGGTCTGATGCTGAGTTAACTCGTATTGCTTTAGGAACATTTGAAACTGCAGTTGGTCCTTTTGCCTCTCCATCTATGTTAACTGAGGCAATGTTTGATTTAATAGATGGTAAAAGAATAAAAGAAGAAGGTGGAAATACTCTTACAGGACAGGCGTTGGCAGGTATCAGTCCTATCGTAAAAGTTATTACTCCTAAATTTGTAGACCTTGCGTTAAAAAGAAGAGAATATGAAAAAAGTCTTGAAAAATATGGAGACTATGCTATTAAACCAAACTCATTAGCAACTTGGCCTGAAGGGGAAGTAGATTTACCTGCTACTTTTGGTATTAAAAAACAACGTATGGATTTAACTGCTGGCACTAGATACGCAATTAATCCTGTTGTCAATGCTATTGATGGTGCTAGTAGTAGATTAAATAAATATATTAATAGTAATCCAAATTTAAATATAGATGATGTTGATAAGTTAACTGAGTTGTATGAAGAAACACAGCTTAGTAGAGCATCTGAATATGAAAGATTAAAAGCTATTTTAGAAAATTATCAAACTCTTTATGGAGACAGGTATAATGAGTTTATGGATAAAGGTTTATCTATTGATGGTGGTAAAGAAATATCATCAACAACAGAAAATCATATCAGTAATGCTTTACAAAGTTACTTTGAGGCATATGAAATTCCTGCAACGGATATGCAAAAAATATTAAGAAGCCCTATACCATATGAAATATTTGATGATATATATAGGGATTACGATGGAGCTTATATACCATAATGGAGTACAACAAGGAGAAACTAATTGACCTTATCATCTATCACGAAGGGTTGGAACTTAAACCTTACAGATGTACGGCTGGGCATCTCACGATTGGAATTGGGCGTAATCTTGATGACCGTGGTATTACTGAAGACGAAGCCCGTTTTCTATGTGAGAACGATATTGAGATTGTTGAGCGAGAGCTTGTTAGAAAGTTTCCTTTTGTTGTGGGGCTTAGTGAGGTACGCATTAGGGTTCTTCTTGATATGGCTTTTAATCTTGGGATACCTCGTCTATCTGCCTTTTCAAACATGTGGGCAGCTTTGGAAGACGGAGACTACAAAAAAGCAGCGATGGAAATGCTCGACTCCAGATGGGCAAGCCAAGTCAAAAGAAGAGCCTACAAACTTGCACAAATGATGGAAACAGGAGAAGACGAATAATGTTACAAGGAATATTAGGACCAATCGCAGGACTAGCTGGCACATGGCTAAAGGGCAAACAAATGAAAGCCCAAGCAAAGCAAAAGCTAGAGCTTGCAAAGCTAGAAGGCGCAGCTAAACGTGCAGCTAGTGACTCAGCTTGGGAAGAGAAAGCTATGACTGCTTCACAGGACTCGTGGAAAGACGAGTTGTGGACGGTTTTCTTCGTGGCTATGCTATGCGCATGCTTCTATCCACCAGCACAGCCGTATATAGCAGAAGGTTTTAGGTTTTTAAGAGAGGATTGTCCAGAGTGGTTAAGCTGGGGAATCCTCGTATCAATCGGCGCAAGCTTTGGTGTTAAGTCAATAGGCGCATTTAAAAGATAGGAGAAGAAAATGGGTCAAGGAATAATACCTCAATCAACAATGCAAGCAGCAGAGATGGCTGCTCCTCAATCACAAATGAATACTACGCCTGACGTTGCAGGTGTTCTTTCTGGTAATTATAATAACTTACCACAAGACTTTGAACAAAGAATGGGTGATGCAGCTAGTAATCGACTAGCAACTTTACAGGAAGGTATTACTGGTATTGCCCCTACTCCTGCTCCGTTTATGGGTGCTGCTCCTATACCAAATGCTTTTCCACCTGCTCAACCCATTAGTAACTTTGGAGATTTTTTACAGGCAAGAAACACAGCAATGGGAAGACCACCTGTTACTGAAAGATTTGGAGGACAAGCTCCCCAAGGATTTGCACAACAAGGACTAGCAGGATTAGTTAATCCACGGATGTTTAACTTTTAAAGAGCAGCCCCAATCATTTCTTGAATCATAGTTTCAAAACTATATTGTGGTTTCCAGCCAAGAACTTCTCTTGCTTTTGTTGAATCTCCTACAAGTTGGTCAACTTCTGAAGGGCGATAGAAGTCAGGATTGATGTCAACAATAACATTGTTATAATCATCATAGCCTTTTTCGTCTACCCCTTCCCCCTTCCATCTAATGTCTATAAAATCTACAACTTTAAAACAGTATTCAACTAGCTCTCTTACTGTATGCATTTCTCCCGTGGCTAAAACATAGTCATCCCCGTAGTCGTGTTGAACCATGCGATACATTCCATCAACGTAATCCTTTGCATGACCCCAATCACGTTTAGCTTCTAGGTTGCCAAGACTAATCCTATCTTTTCTATTAGCTACTACATCTACTACACCCTTAACAATCTTCTGTGTAACAAACTCGTCGCCACGCCAAGGTGATTCGTGATTAAACAATATACCATTAGAGCCGTGTAGACCATAGGCTTCACGATAGTTCTTAACTGTCCAATAAGAGAACAACTTAGCAACACCATAAGGTGAGCGAGGATAAAAGGGTGTTGTTTCTGTTTGTGGTATTTCTTGTACTTTGCCGTACAGTTCAGAAGTAGACGCTTGATAGAAGCGTGTTGTCTCTAGCATGTCTAGTGTACGCATACATTCTAGCAGTCTGAGAGTGCCTAAACCATCAACATCGGCTGTATATTCTGGTATATCAAAGGACACACGGACATGTGACTGTGCGCCTAAGTTATATACCTCGTCAAATTGATAGGTTGCGAACAGTTTCATAAGACATCCTGTGTCTGTCAAATCACCATAATGTAGGTGAAGGTTAGGATGATTTAGAATATGCTCTATACGCCTCATATTTGCCCCAGCAGAGCGTCTTCTCAATGCGTGTACATCATACCCCTTATCTATTAAAAGCTCTGCTAGGTAGCCCCCATCCTGTCCTGTGATGCCTGTTATAAATGCAGTCTTATTTGTCTTTATCTTCATTAATCCACGCCTGTATTTGTTTTCTGAATGAGCGTACATCATATAACAGCCAGCATAGAGGTACAAGACATAAAGCTAATAGTATAATTTCAATCTTCATTTTCTATTTCCACATCTTCAAAATCTTCTGGAAAGGCTTCCATAAGTAGTTCGTAAATCTTTTCTTTTCCGATAACCTGCATTGCTCCTCGTATCTCTCCTTCAAGAGAATCAATGTCATCTGAGCTTTCATCTTCGGTGTTATTACCCCTAACTCTTGACAATAGTTCAAGTGCTTTAAGCGCAGTCTGCCCGTGTCCCTGAGACTTGGCTGCCTCATATTGTTTCTCCAGTTCCTCAATGACATCAACGTCCGTAGTAAATTCACCTTCTAACTCCTTAATTCTTTCCTTGACATCCTCACGTTGTAGTAAGTTGTATCCTTGATTGTAAGCAGAGCGTTCACTATATCCTGCTGCCTCTGCTGATTTAGTAGCATTACGACTAACAACATAATGCTGACAAAACTTTTCCTGCTTCTCTTTTAGTTCTGGCATTGTCTTTCCGAAAAGGTTGTGTATTCATTTTTGTAAAAGGACTGCTCCCATATCTGAGCCACCAAGCTATCTTTGCCATAATACTTGATATTTAGTTGAATTTCTTTTTCTTCCCACATTCTTTCTAAGTCTTGAGCAAGAGCAAGAAGCTCTCCTGTTGTATAAAACTTTTTACCACCTGTTTCAACGTGTATGTACTTTGGATTACCTGCCTCGTCCTTTTCTTCTTTTTGTTCTTCTGTAACTTCAGAAATACTACAGTCAAAACCAAATAGGTGCATGTTGTGATACCCCAACGTATCTAATAATCCCATAGTTCTTGTAGCGGCTGCAGTACCGCCAGATATTAGAACTGAACCCTCCGCTATTCCTACATCTTTATCAATAACAACCCTGTCTTTAATAGACGCATCACGTACTCCATCTGTAAAAGCATGGAAACCAAAGATAGAATCTGTCTTGCTCATAATGTGACGAGTTACGGAAGGGTCAGTCATTGATGCAATATAAAATGTTGTCTCTTCTGGTATAGTTTTAAACAGTTCAGTTCTTTTTACACCATGTGTGCTTATGCCATCAATAGGTCGGGGGTCAAGAACAACACAGGAATTAGGTGTAATACCTTTCTCTAGTAGTTTGGGTAGCGCATGTTTTACACACCATATTTGTGCGTTGTATTTATTTTTCACACGTTTTAAGTTTTTAAAGTCTATCGTTCCTCCAGAAACAATAGCTACATGGTCATCAGTCGGCTTATATTTTTTTACCCAATCATATTCTTTTATAAGATTTAAATTTTCTTTTATGTTGTTACGTATATAATCAACAGGCATACAGTCTTTAGGTTTAACAACTATTGGAGTTCTAGTTAACTCTCTTGGTAATTCTTTTGATTCTTCTTTTAGTATTACTGCTAGGTGAACATGAGAACCAAAAGCTGTAATATCACTGGAAGGTAATATATATTTATTTCTTTTTGTAATTTCTTTGAATGTATTAATAATGCCTGAGTGTTCCTCTGGAACTTCTTTATCTTTTTCTTGGAAGCTATAGTAATCATCAAATACAACTACAGGAACTTGTCTAAGCTGATTATAATCACTAGACACTGTGTCATAAGAGTGACCACCATCAATATATGCAAGGTCTACGTCGTTAAACTGATGAGACTCCATAGTCTTTTTTGTGTCGCCTTTGTATAAAGTAAATGTAAATCCCTTGCCGTTTTCTTTCATCTTCTGAGAGAATTGTCTTAGCCTGTTACTAACTGCATTGTATGTATTATGTTGTTTAATGTTTAATTCAATTTTATCTGTCTCTTCTGTAGCATCCTCAAACAAATCAAAGCCACGGTAATGTACAGTGTCTACATTCTCGAAAGCAGCTAGAGCCATCTCGATAGCCCTACCGCCATTCCAAGTTCCTGTCTCAACGATAGAGAAAGAAGACAGCCCATCACTATAACTACGAACTATGTCTGCTAGTTGCTTGTATCTTTTTGGTCCTTGAATATCTTTAGATACTGTGTCTATCTCGTGCTTATCGTATTTTAGATTTCCCTTGTTATGTATAAAATAATCTTTTAGAGCAGAGTTTTCAAAGACTGCTAGTCCACGGACACCTTCTGATAGGTTGTGTGTTTTAGTTCCATGTGCTTTATATATATTTAACAAGCGTTCAAAAACAAAAGAGTCTGTCCATTCACGATAGGCTAGTACCTCATTCGTGTCGTATGCACCTCTAATATCTACGAGCATAGATACTGCGTTGTGCATAGCCATGTTCCAACCAACAAAACCTGTTTCACTGTAGTCAATATCAATACGACCAAGATGAACTACGTCACTATCATCTGGTAATATTTTAGCAGCATCCTCTGCTGTAAACTTTGTAGTTGTAATCGTGTCTGCATCCAACCAAACTAACCAGCCTGTGTTCTCTTGGTCTATAAGTTCGTAGGCTAGGTCAGTGTAAGCATACACTTTGTGACAGAATCTTACGGCATCCATCCGATAGTTGTAGGGTGCTTCTGCATAACGTCCGTTCTTATCTTTGTTGCGAGTTATAAAGTCTTGTCTAGCTTTTAGTTTATCTAAGTCTCTGTACTCAATAAAGCTTGCCTCTGGTGCGTCTGGTTTTTCAGAACCAAATCCATCATAGTATACAACCAATCTAAAGTCATCTGGATTCCAGTTATCTACAACTGACTCTAGCATTTTCTTTGCGTACAAATCAAAATGCTCTTTATTAAAAGCTGTTACAAAAGTATATTTACTCATCCAAGCGACTCCATTAATTTTTCTGTATATATTTTATCTTGGAATAGTTTCCACTCAAAAGCATACTCCTCGTCTATTTTTCTTTTAGCTTCCCATTTATCAAACCAAGGACCACCTGTGGTAAAGTGTACATTCTTTGCTTCTATATTTGCAGGGCTGTGTCCATCAAGCCAGTTCCATTCTTCGTGTATATCGCCTACCTCATCATCCTCTAGCCAAGACAATCTGTGTAGCCAACCGCCAGACATTAAATTAACATCATCAACAGTCAACATCTTCGTTCTTTCGTGGTCACAGTTGAATAACATAAAGCTAGACCAGTTCTTTCTATGGTATTGTGTCTGAATAACTCCATCCATCTTCTTACCTACATCAGGAGTATACTTGTGTTTAACACAGGAGACTGCGTACTCTTTCCTGCTACCATACTGGTCAAAGATTTGCTCGATGTCTGCACGGACAAACATATCAGCGTCCATAAATAATGCAAGACCTGAGTATTGATTTAACGCAGGTACTAAAAATCTTGTGAATGTAAAGTCAGTGCTGAATGGCTTCCTGTCAAAATAGTCTATCCTTTGTCGGGGATTATGCTCGTCAACAAAAAGAGTTCTACGAAATAGTCCTGCACGACGTAGCGCAGGTTCTATTAAAGGCACGATAGGAAACTTGTCGCAATACTTTCGTATTGAATATAGTAAGACTTCGTAAGCCTGATGGTCACGAGGGTCATATCCTATATAGATTGTAGGTTTCTTATTAAACATCGTCAGGTAAGTCTACGGATTTCAAATCTTCTGGTGTTATTGTTTGCGCTATGCCTTGTATTTTTTTAATAACATCAATAGATACTTTAGCTGGTAACTCTCCCAGACCTGCCATAATAATGTTAAGTTCTTCTGTGGTAAACGTTAATGTCCATGTTTTCATAGCGTTCTCCTAAAAAAATAAAGCGGTAGCTGACCTAGAGAGAGAGGAAAGGAGGCACAGCCAGCTACCACAATAATTATACTAAATTAAATTTAGTATGTCAACCAAAATAATTTTCTATAGTTTTTATTTTCTCATCTGCAGACGCAATCTTTTCAATCTCCCCTTCGATAGCCCCGATAATATCAGGGTGTTCTCCGATACCCACAGATTGGTCTAGGTATACGTTTATGTTTGCTCTGGCAACAGCAATGTCGCCTTCTAGTTTCTTTGTAAGTGCTTCTAGTAACATGTAATCTCCTTAACTATTAATATCTACAACCTCACAAGAATCACCAGAACATGCTAAAGTCTGTGACCCTGCTGTGTTATCCTCTACTTCGTAGGACGCAAGCTTTGTCCAATCAATAGACTTAGGCATCTTAGACAAGGCTTCTTTGTATGTCTCTTCGTTGCAGTCCTGATACGGAGCTTGTGCATAGGTGTGGTCACTGTGTGGTAGAAACGATACGCCTGAACATATATCAAAGTTATCGTACACCCAAGAGCCTACCTTTAACCACTCCTCATCACGCACAGTAATCGTAACAGATGGTTTGTGTTCACACCAGTTTAGCGCATACGTCTTCCACAACTCAAGCTGTTCTATGGCACTCATGTCGTTACGAGTAACTGCTCCATCAGGTGCTTTGACAGGGAAGCTAAAAACCGTAGTGCTATCTGGCTTCATCACACAAGCCTCTGCAGGTATGCCTGAATCAGTCAGGAACTTCGTGAGAGGGTCTTTGTTATCACCTCTGACAGTGCGAATATAATAGTCACTATGACGAGCATGGATGCCAGAGGCACTATCAACAAGCTGCGACACAGTGCCACTAGGCTTGACACAGGTGATTGCCGCAGATGGGTTAATTCCAAGACGCTCAGAAGTTTCGCTGTTTGTTTGTATAGCAACACTTCTAAGCGAGTTAAGAAGTTCTTTCGTAGGTTTAGATGTAATTTCATTATCCATAATCCCTGTCAGGCTTACACCCAACAGCCTTTCTTCTTCGGTATTCTTACGCCACACAGGACGCAAGTAAGGTAAGTGTGTATACGTTGATTGTATTGTACCTAATATGGTAGCGAGTCGTATCTTCTTTGCTAGGGTTTTCTCTGTGTCTGTTGGTCGGACAACAACCTCAGTAAGATTACAGAACTGATAGGGTCTGAGAATAATCTCAGAGCATGGGTTAGTTCCCCACTCCAATCCTGTCTTACGTCTTTCGTTACGAGCCACATGCTTGTCTGCTGCATCACGGCTGAAGATGCCACGCTCACCAGACTTAGACTCTACGAGGGCAGTCCACTCACGCAGAAATGTTTCCATGTCAGGCTTCTCTGTGTAGGCTACGGAGTTATTGGCTAACGCACGTTGCTTCTCATTCTCCCACCACTGTCCTGACTTAGCGTGGCGCATCCTATCATCAGATAGATTGGACAAACTAATCATAGCACTACGACGCACACCGCCGACAACTACAACCTCACCTATCTTACACATGATGTCGTGACACTCTACGCTGTTAAGTTTACGTCCTGCCGCACCTTTGAACTTGGCGACAGTGAAGTTAAACAAATCGTTGAGAGGCTCTGGACCACTGGCTCTGCCGCCAAATGTTTTCAGCCTTGCTCCTGCAGGACGTATCTTAGACAAGTCCCACTTAGGTATCTCGCCTGTGTACAATAGAGAGATAAGCTTGCGTAATCCTCTAGCCCATCCTTCTTTACTGTCTTGCACTACAATAATATCTTCAACATCTTGTAAGTCTTCTGGCACAAGGGGAAGCTTTTGTATGGACTGTCTTTCGACAGAGAAGCCTACGCCTGTACCACACAACAGGATGAACATAGCCTCATCGAAAGAGCGAGGGTGGTCTACAGGTAGATAACTACAGTTGTATACACATGTGTTGTCCCTGTCTGACGCTGCACCTGCTGTCATCAATGCTCTCATGCTAGGCATAACCTGTAGCGTAAGGATAGCATCGTGTATATCTTGTTTGTCTTTCTTATCAATATCGACAAACTCAACAATGTTGTCCATAAATCTTTGGACTGTTTCACTCCATGTTTCTCTGCGTCCTTCTTCTTCCATCCATCGGGCGTAGCGTGAAGTCGCAATAAAGGTTTGGTAATCTGTTGGCAGGGCGGTGTTCACTGTTTTCTTTTCCATAGGGGTATCTTTCCTCTCACAATATCTACATAATCTTTGTCGTCTATCGACGAAACAGAACTCGAATTATAGCATGGCTCTTCTACAGAAGCAATAAGCTTTTTCAAATACCACTCAGCTTTTTTCAAGTCTTCCACAGGTTTACCTTTGTAGTTGTAACGCCACATATATTTCATCACGTTACCCTTCAGGTATCCCTTGAACTCGTCCTTAGACATAGACGCTTCGATAGCATCTATACACTCTACACCCTTTGCATTATAATGCGTCGGGTTATTTACCATGTCCGAGGACTGCATTGATTCTCTTTCTGACATATTCTACCTCTCCTGATTTCAATACTTTGTAAGCAAAGTCTCTCATGTATTCGGGGTC